TGGCGTCAAAAAAGCTAGATGTATCGCCGCCGGCAAGCTCTACAGCGAACGCGACGTTGTAATCAGTCCCCGCCGCCCCGGCCGAGAACGTGATGACAATAGTCTTGTCGCCGCTCGCCGTGATATTCGCCAAGGACGCGAATTGAGTCGCTCGCCCCGTACCGTCGGTCGTCGCGGACCCATGAAGCGTAAGGTTGCTCTCGGACGTGCAGGTTATGCTGGATATCGTATGGCCGCTGTTCCGCCACGCAATACCAACAACAATAGACCTGCCGGCGGTCGTGCCCGTCAGACTAAGAGTGATCGTACTCCCAGTCGTGACGTTGCCGCCAGATACCGGACCTACGCCGAGGGTAATCGCCATGCTTGGCTCCTAGTCGCGACTAGGCGAGGGCTGACCTAACAGAGCCCTCCCGCGCCTAGCCACCGGGCCTTACGCTGCCGGTTCGGTCAGCGAGAACGTCGAGATCGTCTGGGTCGCCCCGGTAGCGATCGTGGTGCTCGTAACGTTCAGGTTCGCTCCGGAGGTCGCAACGTTCCCGTCGAGGCGGACGTAGAGCTCGGCGGCGTCACTCGACCCGGCGTCGGAGATCGGCCCTTTGAACCGGAACCACCCCGCAGTGCCGTTGGCGAGCCCAACGCCCGTCCAGGCCTGGGCGGAATCCTTCACGAGAGTACCAGCAGCGGAGTCACCGAACCGGAGGCCGTTCACGGGGTTCACGCCCGCGACGCCTGAACCGATATTGACGTACGTACCGACGGTCGTGGTCGTCGCGGTCGCGCTGACGGCGTGCCCATTGACCAGGGTTCCGAGGCCGGGCTTCGCAGTAAGAGTGACCACACCCGAAGCACCTGTCGAGGAGGCCACATAGAGAAGGTTCTTGGGGTTGTTGTTGATCGCGGCAGCGACGGCAGTCGCCATCGTGTTCACGTTGCCAGTATGCGTAACGGCTCCGCCAAGGATATCGATCGAGTTCACCGTCACGGTGTCAACCGAACCCGAGGTGGTCCCGCTGATGGTCAGCGAGCCGGTCGCTTGAACTTCGTTCGTGTGTGCCCCGGACGAAACAGTGTATTTCGCGAGGAGCGTTCCCGTCACGGCGGAGTCAGCGCCGGTCGGCTGGGTGCCGCTATAGAGCTCGATGAAACCGTTTGCCAGGGCCTGCTTGAGCGAGCCGCCTTCGAGCATGAAATTACGAAGGCCGGTGGAAAGACGGATTGCCATGATGTACTCCCTATTAGATACGTTAGATGGGCATGGATCTACCCGGCTATGTTACCAGGAACTTCAGTCCCTCGTAACGTCGCGACGTACTGATTGATGCCGCGCCAGAGACGCACGAGACCAGCGCCGGTGGGCTGGATCGGGTACGCAAACCGATCCTCTGTCAAATTGAGCAACGCCCCGCCGTCGAACCCAGCGCAGATCCCGCGCTTCGAAGTCCAAACGACGCAGTCGCCGGAGCGAGTCGCTTCAATACGAGAGGCCGAAGTTCTCGAGGCAGTGTGCGGAATCACGCCGTAGTCAGCAAGCACCTGGAGATTGAACATCCCAGGGGTCGGGCCTTCGAGGAATATAGTCTGGTTCTCCGTCCCGACGAACACGCCGCCTTTGACCGGAGCCAGCATTACGATGCGAGAACCGAAGCGCTGACGCTTGCGGAGGTCGAACAGCTCGTACGCGTAAGGCTCGCTGTAGAATAGCGTGTCGCCCGCCGCGACAAGCGCGTGGCCGTTGTATATGCCGAGGAAATCGCCGACTGGCGGAGAAGCCAGATGCTGCGTGCCAAGAGACGCAACCGCCGGACCCGGGTACAGGTAGACCGCAAGAGTAGCGGCGGCAAGCACCGTCTGGCTGAGATACAGCGTGGCCCCGTCGGACTTCGATACATACACGGACGTCATAGTAACGTCGGGGTCAGTCGAAGCCGGCAGTGCGATCGAGAGCCCCTGACCGGCCGAGACGTCTACGACAGTCGCCACCGACGCCCCGGACTCCTGAAGGTCCGCTCGAGCGTAGGTGAGGGCTACCTGGTATCTGCCTGGGGGCAACTCGCCGGGGACGAGATTTACAGTAGGGGAAAGCGGCACGGGGAGGCCCCATGACCGAGAAGCCCCCGTCTGAACAACGCCGTTTTCGATGCCGTTGGCGTAGAAAGTTCGATCCCCGACAGCAACGTACTCAACCCGGCGATCCGCAGTAAGGCCCGAACGAAGCGTCTTGGTCGTAAGCCCGGGAAGGACCTGAGTCAGGGCGTTCCCTATAACGGCATAGCAGAAGTCGCCATTAGACCAGAGCGAATGGCACGAGCCCGCGATCGAGGCGGCGCCGTGGCCACGACGGAGCATCGCTCCGCCGGCGTCGTCGAGGTCAATGTTCTCCGCAGCGTCTAGGTCGCCGAGCTCGAAGCCGCTAGGGCCTACCCGGTTCCGGAGCCCAAGGAACTGACGATGCTCGTATACCCCTTCGTCGACGACGGCCATTAGTCACCGCCTCGGCCCCAGCCGCCAAACTGGAATACCGCGGGAGCGCGCGCGGCGGCGTCGGTCTCTTGCTTCGCAAGGCGGACATTCGCGTAGAACGTCTTCAGAAAATCTTTGCCGTCGGCGTGGGCTTTCCGATCGACGTTGCTCTGGGTGAGAGCACGCCCTGCGGCGTAGTCGACGAGGTCGAGATGGTACTGCTCTGGAATCTCAGGAGAAGGGTCGGACTCTGCCTCTGACGGATCCAGAGTCGTGAGGGGCAATCGGATCACGCGGAGATTCAAACGCACAATCGCCGCTACCTCTGCGGCGGAAGGCGCAGGGCGAATCCGGAGTGTCCCTACAGGGCGGTCGGTGGACCATTGACGAGGACGCCCAGAGGCCTCGTTGTAGACCGTGCTTACCCCCCATGGCTCGTTGGAGACGGGCGAGGCGCGCGGGCGGATGTTGTCGTATGAAGCGTTCGAGAGGTCAACCTGCGAGTCGTTCGGAGTCACCGAAAGGACGCGGACAATCGACGAGTGCAAGGTATACTTCGCCGTGTCGAGAACCAGCGGGACCTGGCACACGGCCGCCGTAGTGTCGTCGGCAAGCACCCAGGCCTGCCGGCAGTAGAGCCGCTCAGCATGGGTCAGATACCGAGTAAGCAGCTCCGGCGTCCAGACCGAATCGGGAGCGCCCTCGAGCATGTCCGTCTTGTCGTCAAGGACATGCTTCCAGAGATGGTCGAGGAGCTCCGAACGGGTCACGTCGGGACTACGCCGCTAGGCGGCGATCCTCATGGAATTTCCGCCATGATTCCATCACGCGGTGGCCTTCGGAATCCTGGATCTGGTACGGATATCGCTTCGTGGGAACCATGTAGAGCGTCCCGTCCTTGCGCTGGCGCACCTGGTCGATGATCGCATGGTCGGCCGCCTCGAGGACCTCAGGAGGAAGCGACACTTCGACGCCGCGCAAGAATTGGTATCCGCGGCCGTTCACGGAAATGAAGGCCTCGTTCAAATCCGACGGAAGGTTCGACTCGTTGAACACCACCCGGATCTTCGGGAACTTAGACGCATGCGTGACGTTCGCTTCCGCGGCGTCGTTCGGCAGGTCAAGAGATTCCGTTACAGTGGAGCGGGGAGCTCGGGGGGCCCGAGTCTTGCGTTGGGGCGGAGCCGAGGCTTCCGGGGGCGCACCAAGATTCACAGTGTCATTGCTCACAGACGTCTCCTATTTTTTTGACGGGGCGGCCTTAGTGGTCGCCTCCTTGAACCCGGAAGCATACTCTTCGTCGCCCGACATTCTCCGGGACAGTGTCGGGAGCTGGTCCTTCAGAAACTTCATGACCTTCTCGACGCTATCGAACCCGTACGACTTCCAAGGTTCGACATACGAATACGGCTCAGAAGACTTGCGCTCCTTCGGCTTGTGGTAGCACTCCACCTCCCAGCCGTTCTCGAGCATTGAGATTCGGACGATGTCCTGGCTCATAGAACCTCCAAAAAGCCCGAGGGTTTCCCCCCGGGAAGTCCTGCGAGCTCGTTACGCGAAGGCCTGCCAGGCGTACTGCTTACTCGCCTCGAGGAAGGCCACGGGGAGGTAGAAGCCCTGAATCTTCTCGTTCGCCGTATTCAGGCGGCTCGAGTCGGTGTCTTCCGCGGGAGCGGTGCCCGGAACGCCGACCGAGTAGGTCGTGACGTCGTAGAGCTGCCAGGTGCCGACGGTGCTCGTGTCGAGTTCGCCCACGCTAATTGCGACGTCAGCGGTGTCGAGGGTACGAGTGCCAGCGGCGACGCTCTTTAGCGTTGTGCCGTTCACGGTACCGTCAGCGAACCACTCCCACTCGTCGCGGTCAGTGAGGTTGATGAACCGGACATACCGAGGAGTCCAACCGAGATGAATCGCTGAAACGCGCCGCTCGCGAAATGCTGGACGCTATCGCCCATCCGCTTCGTTCCGGTAATCGCCATGTGATGCTCCTTGTTCTGGGGGGTTAAGGGACACGGGGGGCGCTAGGCGTCCCCCGGGGGTCCGCTATTACGCGGTGGCCGCCACTTCCCCACGTACGAGGAAGGCGTCGTTCAAGATGACCGCGGTCTGCATGGTCTTCCAGCCGGCCGTTCCGCGCTGACCCAGGGGGTCGCCGTGGGCGGGCTTCGGGTTCACGACCATAATCGAGAGCGAGTCCTTGCCCTTCAGAGGAACGATACCGAAGGCGTTCTTCGCGAGGAAGATGACCGGGTACACGTCGGCGCTAGTGCCAGTCGTGGAGATCATCGTGCCCTTCGCTCCGCCCGCGTCGGCGAACGCCGTGAACAGCGTGCTCCGGATGTAGCGGACGTCCTCGACGGAACCGATCTCGTTCGGGTAGGGCTTCACGCCGGCGCCGTACTGCTTGGTCGAGATGAACCCTTCCATGTCACGGATGTCGTTGCCGACGTCGGTGTGCACGAGAGCGACATACGCGGCCTCGATCGGCTCGGTACGGTAGTTCGTATCGCTGGCACCCGCCTCGGTGAAGTATTCGGCGTTCTGGCGCTGGAGGGTCCGAACGGCCGAACGCTGGAGCTCTCGCGAGATCGGAGTGTTCACCGCCGCGCGCGACGCGCCGTTCGCGTAGACCACGTTGGTCCCCGCCTTGATGACGTTGTAGCGAATCGTCTCGACGGTCTGGCCGGCTTGCTCACCGAGCACGCCCGAGGTCTCGGCGAGGAACGGATCCTCGTGAGTGTCCTCGATCACGTCGGAAAACTCGACGAAATCACCGAACTGCTCGAGCGTCGCCGTCACGTCGGTCGTGGTGACCTTCTTCCCGGACGGGGTCACGCCTTCGACCAGCGGGGTCGTAGCGAGCGCGAGTGCGTTGTACCGGCGGAACTTCGCGACCTTGGTCGACTTGTTCGGCATGACGTACGCCTGGCCGAAACGCTCCAGAAGGAGAATCGGGACCGCGCGGACGAGCATCTTGACGACCGCGTGGGCCGCCGTGCGAGGGCTAATATCGCCGTAAACTTGAGTTGCCATGTGGGTATCCTTTTCCTAGATTACCGAACGAGAGACTGAGTTGCGACCGACTCGACGAAGGTCCGAGGGACCACGCCCGCGCGAATCGTAAGCGAGGCGAGATCCACGGTCCCAGCACCCTCGTTCTGGATCCGCACCGACACTGTGTTGGCGGCGGAGACATACGACGTGACCGAGAAGTCTTGGGCATCGAGGCTGAGCGAGACAAACGAGAAGTCGCCGATCGCAGCGCCCCCGACCGTAACAGTCGTAGTCGCCCCAGCTCCGTCGGCCAGACTGGCCGTGTCATACACGGCGAGCCCCGAGAACGCGTTTCCGCCGAATGCCTCGTTGAGAGACGCCGCGGGGACCACGACGACTCGAAGCGTGGCCGCCGCGCCGAGATCCACCGTACTGCCGGACTCGTTCTGGAACCGCACTTCGACCGTGTCGGCCGCAGAAACGTAGGCCGTAAGAGTCACCCCGGCAATGTCCACGTCGTGCGAGACGAACGCGAAGTCGCCAAGGACCGCACCGGTAACCGTGACCGCCTGCGTCAGGCCAGCCGCGTCGAGCGTGCTCGCGAAATCATGCGAAAGCGTCGCGAACAGGGCGTCGGGGCCAAACACAAACGGGACGTTCCGACGCGGAACCACGAACACGCGGAGGGTCACTGCGGCCCCGAGGTCGACAGTGCTGCCCGACTCGTTCTGGAACCGAACGGAAACCGTATCTTCGCCCGAAACATACGCCGTAAGGGTCACCCCGGCGATATCGACGCCGTGAGAAACGAACGCGAAGTCGCCGATCTCGGCGCCTGGGACATTAACCGTAGTCGTCAGGCCGGCCGCGTCGACCGTGCTGGCAAAGTCGTGAGACTTGCTGCCGAAGAGAATTCCGGCGCGGGCCTTCCAGAGATCATCGGCCAGGTCGCCGAGGAGCTTCTTGTAAGGCGGGTCAATCTGGTACGCCGAAATCTTCTTTGCCATGGAGCTGTCTCCTTACCGCTGTTGAGCCGCGCGGGTCGCTTCTTCGAACGCCGCGTCAAAATCGTCCTTGTCTACCCCTCCCGCGTCGGGTGCGGGCGTCGTCCGCTTCGACGTAACCGGCTCGAGGGCCGCAGCCTTACTCTCCCGATCAGGGTCTACCGCTGGAGCCGTCGGCGTGGAAGGGGTCCGCGGCGCCGGGGGAGCGTCCCCCGCAATGCCCTTCTCCTTCTTGTACCGTGACCACAGGTCGATCACATCTTGCGTAGAGCCTTCGTCGTAAACTTCCTGATAAGACTTCTTCAGGTACGACGGCTGCTCCAAAATCCATTTCTTCACGTCCGGCTTTAGCGCCTCGAAGTCCTTGTGCACATTGAGGATAGCCGTACTATGAGCTTCAAGTTCGGATGATACATGCTTTTCCATCAGGGGCGCTAGCCCCTCACGGAACGTGCCGAGGATCTGGGTGATCTCCTTCACCACGGCCTTGATGGTCGCATCCTGAGACTTTTTCTCGCGGAGCTGGACGGCCTTGAAGATGTCCGGCCACTCTTTCTCGAGCTCGGCGAGCTCGGCGAGTTCTTCAGCGGTGAGGACCTCGGGCTCCGGCTCTTCCTTCGGAGGGTCGACCTTCGGAGGCTCGTCCTTCGCCGGCGGATCGACCTTCGGAGGGTCTTCCTTCACCGGCGGATCGACCTTCGGAGGGTCTTCCTTCACCGGCGGATCGACCTTCGGAGGGTCTTCCTTCACCGGCGAATCGACCTTCGCAGGGTCTTCCTTCGCAGGGTCTTCCTTCGCAGGCTCTTCCTTGTCGGGGTCGTGGTCCGACGCGGCCTTCGCCGGGTCAGTCTCCCCGGCAGCGACGGCGTTCACGATCTTCGCGAACTCGTCGTCAAAGTCGCTCTCAGTTGAATTCGGTACTTCGTTCACGGCATTGTCTTCGGTCGACATAGTGCTACTCCTTGCTCGTAGGTGTTGCTTTTTCTGGGTTCTCCGTTATGGACCGGATCACCTCTTTCCACGCTCTGGCCTCCCCCTGGAGGGCGGTCAAGTCTGCGGGCTTGACATCGTCATAGGCGGCCTGGATGCGCTCGATCTCGACGGTCGCAAGCTCGAGCATCGCAGTAACGCCAGGATCGCTGCGGTGGAGATACACCGTCGACACCAACTCATGACGTGCATCTTTACGCTCCCGGCTACTCAGTTTTGGTCGCATTCTTCTGGGCCGCCGTTAGCGCGGCGATCTGGGTATCGTCTTGGTCTTTCACGATCGTGCTCGCGGCGAGGGCCTGGTCGACTTCGACGGAGGCGGTGGCCTTCTGGGCGAGTGCGATATTCTTCACTGCCTCGGAGACCAACTTCTCGATCTCCTTCTGGATCATGTCGAACTGCTGGGCCTGGGTCTTCTCGGCGATCGCGGCCTGCTGCTCGAGCTTCTGCTTCACGACGTCGTCGTCCTCGAGGATCGAACTAAAGTCGACGTCGCGCGAGCGCAGCCGCTCGGTCAGGAAGTCCTTGCCTTTCAGGAATATCCGCTCCTCGGGCTGGATCGTCTGGGCGAGCGAGTCGAGGGCCTGGGCGCGCACTTCCTTCGCAATGAGGCTCGTCGAGCCGCGGGCGATTGGCTGGAAGTCGCCCTTGATCGTGTCGTCGGGGTTGAACTCCATGTTCCAGTCGATAAGGGACTGAACGAAACTCAACGTGAACTGGTCGAAGTTCCGGACCGTGTTGCGGATCGGGAGCGCAGCCGCGCCGAAAAGCATGCTCGCCCCGCCCATCGTTCGAAGGGCCTCAGACCCACCTTTCGTCGGATCGCCGAGGGCCGGCGGGGGGAGCGAAGCCTCCTGCTCGGCGAACTCGAGGAACATCTGAACGACCTTCATCAGGGTGTCGGCGTGGTCGTCGACCGAGATGTTCTCGACGGCCGGCTTCCCGGACGGGTCCTCCTCGTCCTGATACCAAATCTTGCGCGAGTGCATGTCGTAGTTGTGGCCCTTCTCGAGGAGGTACGTCCTCACGAGAAGGTTCGGCCCGCACGTCACCGAGCAGTTGTCGAGCAGCATTCGCACGGCGTCACAGACGACCATCTGGCTGTCGCGGACGATGCCCGGCACGCCGGTGCCGACGAGGCTCGCGTCGTCTTCCTCGTAGATGAAGTGGTGGAGCTGGCGGCGCTGCATGACGGTCGGGTTGACGATGCACTTGATGATCGTGTCGCCGAGGATCCAGACGATCGACTCGAACTCGTCGCTCAGCTTCTCGTCAGAGATCCTCACGCCGGCCGCGCGGAGGTCATGGCCCGAAGCGAACCCGTACCACGAATACACCTCGTACTTGCGCCCGTCGAGGTTCGCGACGTTCGACGCGGTGCCCTTCTCGCGGAGCTCTGTCTCCCAGTGGCGCGCCTTGTAGTTCCCGCTCGTATTCTTCGCAAGCCAGGCTTTGATCTGATCCCCCATGAAGTCCTTGCGGTTCGCGAGGTCGCGGACCTGCGTGCGGGACATAACGTGCCTGAAGAAGTGGCCGTCCTGCTGGTTGAGGCGCTTCGCCGAGAGGTCGGGGTACCAGTCCCAGACCTGACGGTCCTCGTAGTACGGGACGCGGCGTGTGACCTCCTTCGCCTCGAACTTCCGAGTGACGGGGTTGCGCTGCCAGGCCCTGACGGTCGTGGTCTTGACGAGCGGGCCCTCGAGCAGGCCGACGCCGTATATCGTGCCGGACTGAACGACGCGGCCGGCGAGTGTGACGTAGTCCATCTCTGCGAGCTGATCGGTCATCACCGAGGCCATGCGGTCGGCCTTGATCTTCGCGAATTTCTTGATCGCCTTCTCGATCTCGTTGTTCGTGGCCTCGGGCGACATCTTCTCGTCGAGGCCCTCGGAGACTTCGTCGAGGACGCGCGTCAGGTCGGACTGGCTGAGATTCGGGATCGGCGAGGGGTCGACGCCCCAGTTCTTTTCAGTCTGGGGGAACAGCATCTCCATGAGGCGCGCGCGGGTCCCGATCACGAAGCGGCGCGTGATCTTCGGATACGCGGTCGACTGGTTCTTCGGGATCACGACGTCGGGGTCGTATTTCCCGTGGAACTGGCGGAGGTCG